TATTCTTTTAAATTCATATTTAGTGGTTTATATAAATAATAAGGTTTGCCTTCACTTGTAGAAAAATACATAATTATTCCTTTATATGACCCATCATTCGCAAAATTAATATCATAATCCTCCCCATCATTAAAAAATTGGTCTTCATTTTCATATTCAATAAATCTGGTTTCTAAAAAATCACATTCATCCAAATCACAATTTTCCATTTGAAGTTGCATTTGTATCCAATACTCTTTTTTTGGTATTCCAGTAATATCACGATTCACTATATTTTTAATTTCTAACATACGTCCATATCTATTGGGAATTGTTGGGTCATTATTTATGCCATCAGGCGAAGCACCTAAAAATAAGTAACTCTCGTGCTGAATACAACCGAAATCACCAACTCGTGTATTATACATTTTTTCATAAATCATAACAGAAATCGGTTCATATTTTTGTCCCCAATGAAGTGGAGAATCAACATTAACAAAAAGATTGTTGTTATTATTATTTATTACTAATGGTTGACATTTTTCATAAATAAGTTGATTTTGTGAACTCTGATTTTCAAATGCTTTATATGCATTGCTCGCAGTAATTAAATTATGTCTAAATGTATACCATTCTGGAGTTCTTTGTTGTGGTTGCGGTTTTGAACTTAAATAGTTTAGTTTTTCTTGTATTTTTTCTATCTCTCTTTGATTTGGAATATGAGTAATAAAAGTATTTTTAAATGAACGTGGTGGAATAATATTTAAATGAAAAATATCAAAAGCAACTTCAATGAAATAATTTACATCATCCTCTAAATCGTCAATATATTTGGTTATATTATTTAAAATTATACAATTTTTATTAAAAAATAAATCCTTTACATTTTCTTTAATTATTTCATTAAAGTCGGGGTCAGCAATTTCAGTTGGATTATCAGTTACAAAATCATACATTAACTGAAGTATTGTTTCAATAATATCACATTCTTCATTTTCACTGAAGAAACAAGGCATATTTTCTTCTTCTTCATCTTCTTTTGATTTAATTGTGTTAATTATATTATTTAATTCTGGCAATTCTTTTAATAACATATTATATTCTACATATTATGTCATTTAACATTTATATATTATTTATTAAATAATTATTTACATTTTAGTTTTTGAATAATAAAATGTAAATTTATTTTTATATTTTATCAATTATAAATAAAATTAATCTTCAATAATATTTTCATCCTCATTTGATTTATTTTTAATGGTTCCCCTATTTTTTTTTACTGGAAGACTTTTCAATGTATTAACCCTTTTATCTAGGTTTTTTAATGTAAAATGTTTATTTAATTTATTGAAAGATAATGCAGGCACTTCTTTTATTATCCCAACTGATTTGTCATAAGTTACATCTTTAACTCTTTGTAGTTTTTTTCTATCAAGACAATCCTTCAAAAATTTAATTAATACTTCAAACTCATCAAAATCCAAATTATTGGCATTTTTATAATTCTCCGCAAATAATATCAACTTTTTGGTTTTTACAGTTTTGTCTAATTTATTCCACGGTTCATTCTCATTATTCAACTTGTTATTTTCCAAAAATTTGTCTAAATTTGTTAAATTGTCATTGTTATTTATTCTATTATCTGAAATAATATTTCCACTTAAAAGCATCGTTTTATATTTAATATTTTTAAGTTCAATACATTCTTCAACATTTTCTTGTATCATTTTTAAATTTACTTATATATTATTATTAAATAGAGTTTAACTTAGTTTTTTATATAATATTATTATAATGGACGCAACTAATAATAATAATGATAATAATGATAAAAAAATAAATATAATTGGCGTAAACAACAAATATCAAATTAAAAAATTAACAAAAAATAAGGAAATAAAGAAAAGAAAAATATTTGATAAAATTGATATAATAGATAATTTGAAAGAAAAAGAAGAATTTTATATTAAAAATTATATTGATAAAAATATACACGGTAATGATAATGAAATCAACAAATTAATAGAAAGTGAAATAAATAAAAAAATTAGTGGTTATAAAAATCAAGATGTAATTAAAAAAAAAATAAATATTGACAAATTTATAAACTACGATTATGTAATTCAACTTCTATATGATTCTAATCTGGAATGTTATTATTGTAAAGAAAAAGTGTTTATATTATATGATTTGGTGAGAGAAATGAAACAATGGAGTTTAGATAGAATTAATAATGACATTGGACACAATGTTGACAATGTAATAATGTCTTGTCTTGAATGTAATTTAAAGAGAAGAAATATAAATAAAGACGCATTTTTGTTTACAAAAGAATTAAAAATTATAAGAAATGATTAATTTATATATTTATTTTGTCATAATTAAAATATTCAAAATCTTTTCTATAATAATGATTTATTAGTTTTATAGATTTTTCATTTAAGTATTTATAATAATCAACAAAACTCATATTATATTTATTAACATTATCTTTAATATTAAAATCAGTGTAACCATTTTGTGTCATATCAGCATTTAAGGTTTCAGTATGTAATATTTTAATATTGTCAGGAATAATTCCATCTTCATTTTCTAGAAATAAATATTGGGGCAAATTATGATTATCAAATTTAATATTTGGAGAATTTATATATTTTTTGATATTTTCATAGACAAAATTTTTATTTGATTTATCATTTATTATACCCCAATAAAATAAACCACTAATAATTCTATTATATGGGTTTCTAACTATTGTAATAATTTCAAGATTATCAATATTTATATGAAATTCATCTTTATATTTAATTATTGTTTTATATAATATATGTGTCAATGGTGCAAAAATTTTTACGTTATTAAATGTTGTATTATCATTATATAAAGAATAATTATTCAACTCAATATTGTATTTAGAACTTAAGTATTTTTCTACAGATGTCCCACCTGTTTTAGGTATATGAATAAATAATAAATTTATATTATCATTATTGTAATATGGCATATATATATATATATATTTATTTCTCTCCAAAAAAATTATAATAAGCGTTAAATAAAAAAAATATTCCAACAAATATAAAGAAAAAACCTGTTAAATATTCTAACATCGTATTTGAAACATCCTTTACTAATTTTGAACCAACCCAAGCACCTAGAAATATAGTTATCATTAAAATTAAAGATATTGGTATATCAATTTGTTTTCTTTTGTAATATTCATAAACTGCTCCGATTGATAATGGTGGAAGAATAGTTAATAATGTTGTTCCAATTGATATTTTAAAATTTTTTACTATGTTCAAAATAATTAATCCTGGTAAAATAATCTCAGCACCTGAAACTCCAAGAGAACCACTTGTAATTCCTGCAAAAAACCCTAATATAATTGTTAAAATATAACGATTTAACATAATATATATTAGTATATTATATATAATTTTAATTTGTATATAATTAAATGGAATGGAAATGGAGTAATGGTGAAAAATGTGAGAGAAGTCCTAAATACAGAAAGGTAAATGAAGAAACTAAGGATAAAGAAACTGATAAAGAAACAAAGGATAACACAATAAATCATTTAGACAAATTTAATAAGAGAGAAGAAACATATAATAGAATGTCTGAGAGAGAATTAGTTAGTCGTGTTCCTTTAAATCCATTTTTTACTATAAATAAAGAATAAATAAAGAATAAATAAAAATAATCATTTAAAAAATTTAGTTTATGAATGATTATGTCAATGTTGAACTATACTTCACAAAATGAATTATTATTACATAACTTAATGAGTTTTTACAAAAACGAGGAAAATTTAAACAAAATGTTAAAAATTATAACAGGTGAAACGAAAATATCTCTCAGAATTGTAGATTGGTTTGCTACAAATTATGCGAAAAAATATTTTACTTTATATAATATTGAAGAAAACAATACTATAAAAAGATTTAAGGTATATGTTGATTATAAGTTGAAATTAAAAGCATATTCAAAAAAGAGATTTGACCCATTCTGTAGATGGGATAGAATTAGTATACCTTATAAAAATGATACATTTATTGAAACAACAATAGGTCAATTGAATTTTTTTAAATGGACTTTAGAAAATAAGGTAATTGAATATATTGAAAACAATTATGTTGATATTGAAAATGATATGAATTCTAGAAATAGTACTTCTAAAAGAAAAGATATAATAATAGATAATAATAAGACAAGAAAAAAGAGAGAAGAATTGTCTGTCTCGGCAACAAAAAGCATTAAAAAAGAAAAGGTAGAGATTGTAGTAAATTTTAATTAATTATTATTTATTTTCTTCAGATAGAGAGAGATAAAGAATATTTATTATTATTATTTAAATATATATTAATTATTTAAATATTATGGGTAATGCTCAATCAATAAGAAAAATAAATTTTGAAGATATGCAAGTTGCATATAAAAATCCGGAAACTTATTTATTAATAAATACTCTTCCAGAAACAGAACAAAAATGTCTAATAATAGGTTCAATTAATTGTAATCAAGAAGAAATTATAATTAATAAATTAATTCGTGGAAATAAACAGGACCGGATTATTATTTATGGAAGAAATTCAAATGATGAAAAACCATTGATAAAATATAAACAATTATTGAGTCTCGGATTTTTCAACGTTCATATTTACAATGGTGGACTTTTTGAATGGATGATGCTTCAAGATATTTATGGATTTGAAGAATTCCCCACAACTTTCAAAGAATTAGATATATTGAAATATAAACCCAACAAAATGTTTAATGTTGGATTATTAGAGATGTAGAGAGATAATCCTGTAAAATAATATAAATAAACAACTTAAAGAATACAATATAATTAAAATAACAACCAACAAAGAATCAAACAATAAAGAA